ATCACTTGCGCTGGAAACAGATAGTGGTGTTGATCCTTTACGTTTAGCTAACCCCGGTGGACTTCAAAACACAGGCGTCCCTTTATCGGGAGCTATGTTACCTCCCGCAGTAGACAATTCTACCACACAAAGACCTGATGATGGCTCTCTTAACCCAGCAGGAGGCATACAATCGTTAGTTCCTCCTACGGAAACTTTAGATGATGGGCTTAGAACTAATGCTGGAAATCAACCGGTTATATCAAATGCTGCTCTACAAACTGGAGATATGGGTTTATCAACTAATGTTATGGGTACAGTGAACGACCTTAATTCTGACGTAGCTATGCAAAAAGGATTTGATCGTGCGGACGAATACCTAAAACGTGATGAAGCAAATCAATCTTACGAAGATATGAAATCACAGTTGGCGGCTTTTGATCAAGAAAACTACAATCCAAACGAGGATGTTAACAACTTCTTAATTGGTATGGGTGGTACAGGTTCTATGGGCGCGGCTATGCGCGGTGGTAAGTCTGCAATGGATGCAAGTGTTAGAAACAGGCGCAATCGTTTACAGGATAACTTGAGTCTTGAAATAAAAAGACTTGATAACGATTCTGCTTTAGGTACAAAAGGCATAGAACTTGCGGGAAAATTAGTGCAAGAAGCTAACGCAAATGAACGAAACATGCGTGCTGAAGTTGGTGCTATGACTAGGGCAGAAATGCAAATGGCTAGGTCAAATGCAGACCGACAAGCAAAACGAGACGAAGCCTTACTTGTTTCTTGGGATAAAAAACAATCTCGAGACGTAGAAATATTGAGGGACAATACTCAAAGATTAAATATAAAAATGGGCGCAGCATATAAAATTTCTGACGACCTTAGAACTTTACGTATTACGTTGCTAGATAATGCAAAAGCAAATTCAGAAATGCTTATAACAGTGCAAGATAAGTTAGATACTGCTGTAGATAAAGGTAAAAGCCAAAAACTTATAACTGCTTTAGAAAAAGATAAAGCTACTGTACTACGTAATATTACAGCTCAAGTAGAAGAAGTGCTTAATACTGCTAGAAAAGATGAAACTAGCCCACTCGCATTAGGGGAAGCTGCAAACGAATTTATTAGTAAGCAAATTGATACAAATAACCCTAGTGAAATGTCTGGGATTAGTCAAAAATTTAGCGGAGCAACACTAGGCGGCTATAAAGAAAATAAAACACCTAAAGAAACGACGTTTTATAGAAATAACAGGTAAACCACATGGGCATACACACTCTTAACCTACAAGATGGTTCGCAAGTAGAAGTTGAAGCTCCAAAAGATACCCCGTTATCGGAACTCATTAGGTTAGCGCAAAGTAAACCTTCTCGCACAGAGCAGTTAGCTCAAGATATTGCTGAACGTAAACAACAAAGTTCTTTGGAACTCGTCGGTGGAGTAGACAAAAAGACAGCGTTTGGTCGTGGTATTGCCAGAGGCGTAGACTCATTACAACAAAATCTTGGTTCTGCTGTAGAAGGTATAGGTAGTGTGTTAGGGCTTGAAGGCGTTGAAGAGTACGGCGCTGGTGTAGCTTTAGACAATGAGGCACAGTTACAACGTGCTGAACGGTTCTCTACAAGACTAGACGATGTAGGGGGTATAGGTTCAGGGGCGAGTTATGTAGGTGAACTTGGAGGCGAATCTGCACCACAAATGGCACAGGTAGCCGCGGGTGCAGCTATTGGCGCTACAATTGGCGCACCGTTTGGTGGCCCAATAGGGGGTACTATAGGCGGTTTACTAGGCGGTGCTATAGCGGCAATACCACTCTTCTATGGTTCAAACCGCGAACGCCAAAAAGATGCAATAGACAGAGGGTTAAAGACAGAGATAAACGAAGGCGCGGCGGCTTTAACTGCTGTACCACAAGCAGCATTAGATTCTATTTTAACTGCTATAGGTGTTAAGTTTTTCTTAGACCCCGCCGCAAAGATCGGTGGAGGGTTACTAACCCGCGCTGTTAAAGGCGCAAAAGTTGGTGTGATTACAGAAGTACCAACCGAGATTGGGCAAGCTGTACTTGAACGTGCGCAGGCTGGACTACCTTTAGCTGACGCAGAAGCCATACGAGAATACGGAGAGGCTGGATTAGCCGCAGGTATACTTGGTGGTGGTATTGGTGGTGTGTCAGGAGCTGCCAAAGGTTCTAGTGGTGTTGATGCAGGTGCAGATGCAGAACTTTTAGCAATTGAAGACTTACGAAATAAACGTATTACAGATCAACGCCAAGGTTTAGGGTCACTACAAATTGAAGATCAACGCGTCTCACAAGCTAGAGCTGCAATAGGTGAAGCTTTAGATACAGACGGTGCTGTGTCCCTTGAAAAAATGCAGAGTATTGTAACTGATAGTGGTATACCTTTTGCAGAACTCGAGGGCGTTGTAGCTGAAGAAATGGGCAAACGTGGTAACGCTTTAGCTCAACGTGCAAAAACAGAACTTGATGCAGAAGAAGAACTAAAAAACCGTTTGCAAATTGAAGGGCCAGAAAGCTTAGGTTTGACTTCTGATAATGATGGTAACATACTTACACGAGATCAAAAAATTCAACAAACTGAAGCTGGTAGAGTAGAAACCAAAGAAGCCGAAGATGTTCGTATGGAAGCTCTTAGAAATGAGGCTAACCCAAAAACAGATGACTCAATTGATAAAACTAAAGCAAAAGTAAAATCGCAGTACCAAATAAACCCAACTGTTGAATTTGACATAAGAAAAGACTTAGAAGCAAACTACCCACGTTTAAGTAATCTTCAGTTAAAAGGAGAAGTTGATGAACAGGCTACAAAAAATGACCCAAACGCAGGTGGAGACGGCGTTCCACCTCCTAGCGAAGATGTGGTCAGAACCGACAACAATGACCCTGCTGGAGATGCCGATGCCAAAAAAGGTGCCGGAGAACTTGAAGCACCTACAGGTGGCAGATTGGGAAGCACTAGCGTGGTCTCTGGACTGCCTGATGGAGCAGAGGGAGCAAAACCAACTACATTAGAAACTGCGGGAGTTAAACTTGTAGAGACATCAGTACCTAACGAACAATATCTTGCAGATAAGAACAAAGCCGCGGCTAAGAGTAGGAAGGCTGCAAAGAAAGATACTTACGAAAGTAACATAGGAAGACCTGCAACAGTTTCGGCATACTTTGAAGATGCTGATGGCAACCGTATTGTCAATTTAAACCCTAAGATACTGGCAGACGTAAAGGGTACATTAGGTGAAGAGGCTACACGTGGTACAGGTGTGAAAGCAGATAGACTACGTAAGAGTATAGAAAAAGATGGGTACGACCCGAAGCTAGGCGCTATACTGGTTGAAGTGCGTGAAGATGGTACTCCATTTATTGTTGAAGGTAATAATAGACTCGCCGAAGCAATTAGTAGTGGTAGAGAAAGCATACCCGTTGAGATAAAATATATTCGTGGTGGAGAAAAAGCTAAAGGTATCTTAGACCCTATGAAAGTAGGAGGAGCTAAACCAAAAGCTAAACCCTTTAACCGTAACGCTGTAGGTAGTGGTACTAATATTAAAGGTGCCGCCAAAGCTACCATTCCTACGGGGGTAAAAGGTGTAGCCAGCAAAAAAGTAATTGATCCAAAGAAAACAGAAGCGGCGCAAGTAGCAAGACTGTACGACGAAGAAACTCCTGATGCTGTTAAGAAAATTTTTGGTGCTAGCAAAACATCTAACCCGTTTAGCGAACCCGACAACAAAAAAATAAAAGATAAAATTTTGCAAGGCGCTACCAAAAGCGACAAGAGCAAAAAAGAAGATGTTCCTGTAATTGCATACTTACGAGCCTTCTCTAACCCGTTTGATGGTATAGAACTAGCGTTGTTTGACAAAGTAAACGCTACTCCAATCGCTAAACAAGCTGGTACTTACAAAGATAAAACAGGTAACTTAGTTAAAGATACAGATGTTGCCTCCAAGGCAGACGTAGAGGCACGCCGAGGTATGGGTGGAGTTGCTTCTAAAAAGGGAGAACTATCTCCCGCAGATCGTACGATTGCATGGGCACGTGCCAACCTGAGCAAAGAAGCTAATGTTAAAATAAGCAAACGCCTCCAACAATTAAAAGATAACCAAAAGAATACTATGGTGTTTGAAGGTGGACCTGATCGTGTGGTTGCATCACAGGCGGCAGGGCTATTAAACGTACGTAAAAATTTAGAATCTTTGGTGCTATCAAAATATGCCGACCCAATAGAGTTGGTAAAAGAGTACCCCGACCTATACCCAAGCAAAGCCGCGGTTGAGAAAGCAATATTTGACGACCCTTCATTTGGTATAAATGTTCAACTTGGTTTAAACATAGGTGCAGTTGTGGGGTTAGACGTTCCAATTGATCCTACAGTTGAGACCGCAGTTAACGAAGGTGACCTAGGCGCGGTGCTAACTATTATAGCAGACACAAATCCCGCAAAACAAATACGTCAGTTGGCTGAAGCATACGCTAAATTAGTAGGCAGTACAAAAATTGTCATTAAGAAAGACCTCAAAGCCGATGATGGACGTCCCGTTGCAGGTTTGTTTGACCCTAAAACAAATACAATAAGTTTAAACAAAGAAGCTGGTATCAACACGCACACAATAATGCACGAAATGAGCCACGCTGTAGCAAGTGCTGACATAGCCAACCCAAAAAGTAGTGCAGGTCAGCAGTTCAACAAACTATTTAATGATGTAAAAGAATACTTAGGTACTGCATATGGAGCAAAAGACGCGCAAGAGTTTTTAGCAGAAGCGCAAAGCAATCCAGAGTTTCGCGCTGATCTTGCTAGTATAAATATCAAAGGTGAAAAAGTTACCGCATTGCAGAGGTACTACAACATCATGCAAAACATACTGAGTCGCTATGTGCCGTTTATACAATCACGAAACATAACCTTACTACAAGAAGTGGACATCCTAGTAGATGCCTTGTTAGCACCTGCTCCAAAATACCGTAACGCTAACCAAATGGCTATGTCCTCCACAGTTGACGGAGTAAAAGGTTTTGCTAAAAATGTTATAGGGAAAACACAGCAGTCCGTTAACAAGGGTAGTCGCAAACAATGGGGCTATGATGCAGCAGACTTTATGAGAAACGCAGGGTCTCAAGGTAAAGGTCTACTTATGAAGCTAACAGCTATGCAGGGGTTAGGTGACATTGCCGAAAGCGTAGGTCTAGGTAAATTGGGGTACAAATTAGACGATCTACTTAGTCGGCAACGCGGTGGAATACAAACGGCAAATAAAGTGCTTCAAGGTAAAGTAGAAAAGATACTACAAACATTAGAACAAAGCTCACCTGAAAAAACAAGAAAAGTAACAGCCGCACTTGATGATGTTATATACAACACTGAGTACGGTGCTACTATATTCCAAGTTGACCCTTCAAAAGACAGGCTTGAGTATATAAGAAAAGACAATGGTCAGCCCATAATAGACCCTGATGGCAACGTTAAAACAGAGATATGGGATAAACAACGAGCTAGCTGGAACGCTATGGGTAAAGACGGCCAACAAGCATATAGAGATATGCAATCAGTGTATCGAACGTCGTATGATAAACTTAAAGCCGTGATCTTTGGACAAATTGATAATTTAGTTGGTAACAAAGAAGCGTCAGCAAAACTTAAAAAAGATATTTTTTCGCGTATGTTTAACAAAAGTAAGTTAGACGTTTACTTCCCATTAATGCGTGAAGGTGATTACGTCTTACGTTTTGATGCGAAAAACCCTAAATCAGAGCGTGAAAAAACTACCTTAATCACCTTTACTACTAAGACTGAAAGAAACCTAGCAGAAAAGTATTACAGAAAAACTGGAGATTACACAAATTTTGACCCTATAGATACAGGCGTAACTGCAAATATGTTTAGAAGTGGGGGTGCAGACTTAGGGTTTGCTACTGAAACACTCAACATATTAGACAAAGCCCAAACAAAAGATGGAGATGCGATCCCTGACGAAGTTAAAGATCAAATTATGCGTTTGTTTGTAAACTCTCTACCGGAAACTTCTTTTGCTAAATCATTACAGAAACGTAAAGGTACTCCGGGATATATGCAAGATTCTGTTTACGCCTTAAAAGAAAAGGGAGCTAGCCTTGCAAGTCAAACGGCAAAGTTAGAGTACGCGGCAAAACTGCGTATGTACGAACAAGAAGTGCGTGACGCTAAACCATTGGCAATTCCGCAAGTTAAGAGTTTAGTAGGTAAAGGCACTAAAGGGTTATCGTCTTCCTTTGACGAAGTGAGCGCAGAGTTAATAAAACGTTCAGAGTTTGGGCGACAAGGAGCGAAAAACCAAACAGTAGAAGGTATTGCACGTAGACTTAACCAGATGGCTTTTATGTACACTATTGGTTTTAACACTTCATCTGCATTAGTTAACCTATCACAAATTCCATTGTTTGTAGCTCCATACTTAGGTGGGCAGTACGGGTATGCTGAAACAACTAAAGCTATTTCTAATGCGTACGGTAACGTTAACTTCGGCGGTAAGCGTGGAGGTAAAACTAACTCTATACTAAATTACTACGACATTTCTGATGATGGAATATTCACACTTAAAAAAGGTTTAGACCTACCTGCAGGTAAAGAAGCTGAGTTAAAACGTATGACTTTACTTGTAAAGACCGCTTCAGAACGTGGACTATTAGGTCAAGGTTTTCTCGCAGAGGCTATGGGTTTAAATGAAGCTAGTCCCGCTAAAAAAGGCAACTTGGCTGGACGTATAATGGACAACGCATCCGTACTATCTGCATGGCTATTTAACCACGGCGAACAACTAAACAGACAAGTAACGCTTATGGCGTCATTTAACCTAGCCTTGGATGCTCAAACTGGTACTAAGAATATAGAGCAAGCAGTACAAGACGCGATCTACAACACACAAAAAACTAACGGTGGTACATTCTTAGAGACAGCTCCTAGTTTACTAAATAAAGACATTGGGCGTGTTGCAGGTATGTATAAAAGCTACGGACTGCAAATGTACTACGTAATGTTACAAACTGCAAAAGTTGCGTTTGATAGTGACAAAGGTAAATTGTTTGGTAAACAAGGTTCTATTGAACGAAAAACTGCGTGGAAACAACTTATTGGTATGCACGGAAGTGCATTGTTCTTTGCAGGTATACAAGGGCTACCGCTGTATGGAGCTGTACGTTTAATGGTTAACTTGTTTATGTTAGACGACGAAGAAGAAGATTTCGACACTATTGTAAGGCAGTACGTAGGTGAGGGTTGGTACAAAGGCGCGGTAAACCAGATGACAGGTATGGACGTTGCAAGTCGTATGGCTTTAACTGGACTTCTTATACAAGAAAACAGATATAATAACGACCCATCGTTAGAAGAATCAATAGGGTTCTACCTAGGTGGCCCTGCACTTAGCGTTGCAAACAGGCTGGTACGTGGGGGTACAGATTTATGGAACGGTGAGGTTGAACGTGGTATAGAAAGTATAATACCCGCGGGTTTAGCAAACGCACTTCGTGCGTCGCCTTTTGGGCGTTACCAAACAGAAGGTGTTAAAACCCGTAGAGGTGATTTCATATATGATGATATAACTGGCGGTGAACTTGCAGGTTTATTCTTTGGTATACAACCAACGGAGTTGACGTTCCGACAAGAGCAAAACAATATCAGTAAAGGTATAGACATTGCTGTAGGTAAAAAACGTTCAAAACTTTCTAAAAAATTATATATGGCTATGCGTGTAGGTGACTTCTCTGAGCAAATGAAAATTAGAGAAGAAATGCGAAAGTTTAGTGCAAGACACCCAGAAGCAAGAATAGACAACGATTATTTAAAACGTTCTTTGAAGAAACACAGAGAGACATCAAAGCTTATGGCGAAGTACAACGGTATTACTTTAAGCCCTACTTACAGAAAAACGCTTGAAGAGTTCCGTGAAGGCTATGACAAATAAAAAACCCCCGACGTTGCAGTGCGAAACCTAGCCAGTCGGGGGAGTTCAGAACGGAGAACGACAAGTTTTTCTGCTTGTCACACGTAAGTTATCACACAATTCTCCAAATGCGAACCCCAAACATTCCATTTTCTATACGAACACGTGCAGTTACCTGCCATAAGTTGCGTTCCGCTACCTCTTGAACCTGTTCTTTAGCTTTTTGTGTGTCTATACAGGGTATAAAAACTGATGCGCCGATCACCATATCACCCCACGATACTATAATTTTTACCTTATCAGGGTTTAAATCATCAATCTTCAGAGGTTTCTGGTACACCACTTACTCCATCTAGTTTAACAGCAATCGTCCATATAGGAGGTAAGTTAAAGTTAGTACCTTTACCCAACCGTTTCTTAATTTTCGTTGCGCCCATCTGTTCAATCATACCTTGAACAGTGCTAACATGATCTATTCTTTGTTCACCTAACCATTTTTGAAAATGATTCTGCACAATAAATAACATCTGCGTGTCTGGTTCAAAACGTGCAACGAATGTGTTACGCGGGTTTTGTTCAGGTATAACCATAGAGGCTACGCCATCTTGCCCTGCGGATGTTTGTGTGCTTTTTATCTTTAAGATGTTGCTCCAGTTTTCAGTCATGTAGCCAGTTACTAATGTTTGTACAGATGCTGTGCTATCATCAACAAAGTTTTTAACCTTTATCAACATAGACGCTACCCAGTGATACAACTTCTTCAAGTCGTAATCTATCATACCTATTTCTTTAGCTACTGAAGCCCCAGTAAGTATAGCCGCACAACCACCAGACCAAAAACGATTTACACTATCTAACCCTGCTCGCTGGTCTAATTTTTCTTTTATGACCTTGTACCTAGCCAATACAGCTTCTCTGTTGTTTATCACATACTGCACAAATATAGGGCCAAAATGCCCGTAGTTATTTTGCACGTTTGAGAACTGTTTGTCCCCTTCCTTAGTGCTGATTTTAAGTCTAGGCATTTCGTCTGTTCTAAGTTCAAGTAAACGTTGCATTTCTGCCTTGTTGTCGCCCTTAAACATAGCCATTTGCGCGTACATGCTTGTGTTACCTGTAGAAAAAGCCAACAATCTCCAAGGCTTACCCCTAACACGTTCGTAGTTACCCCCACCTGCCATACGGTTTTTCTGTACCCCTTCAGATAATTGGTATGCGTACTGTGATGACTGTCTAGGGGTAAAATTCGTCAGCTCATCTGTGTTCATGGGTATGCTGTGAAAAAGTTCTGCTTGGTTCATTTTCGAGTTAGGTGTATCTTCTCCCACCCCTATTAATCCCCGTGGATCACCCCATATAGAAGTAGCGGCATACATGGCAGTTGTTTTACCCGCACCTGTTTTACCAAACAAATGTACGCCTAGACTATATAAACCTGTAAAAGGCATCAATACAGAACCGAACCCCCCGCATACAGTAAACTGTTGTAGTTCCATACCGTCACGATCATACCAATCAAAAATTTCTTTGCTACCCTCTTGTGTACCTTTAGGGGTAAGTCTTTCTATGTACCCTGCGGTTTTTGCCGAAGGCGGGTTGTACTCTATACTATCGGCAGTGATTAGTTTATCGCCTAACACAAACGCGTCTAGTTTATTATCGTCAACCCAACCAAACTGCTGATGCGCTTTACTAGCCTTGGTTGTTTGCTGTAATTCGTTAATCCATGCGGCTGTGTATGACATTAGTTTGTCTATATCCTTTCCAAAAGTAGTTATGCCTTGCATAGACATATGCCTACGAAACTCTTCCCGTGCTGTAACCGAAGATAAGGGTATAATAAATTCCCTTACCCCATCTCTTGGCAAGTGTAACGCAAATGCTATTACTTCCCCCAACTCTACATCCTGTAACCTACGTGTAACATAGAAGTCGTAGTGATATACGCACACCTCTTCTGGGTCACCGTCAGCGTTTGTGCCACGTAAGTATACACCTCCGTTCTGTCCTCGAAAGTATGGCCTAGGAAACGTAGGTATTTCTACCATCTTTGTTGTATCGCCAAAAGCTTCCTCTAATATGTTATCTTCTGGAGTTGCTTCCGCTATCTCTTTAGTCAACATCGCAGGGGTAGATACCTTACCATTGTTAGGACAACCTTCGCAACCTGTCGGGTTCAACCTTTCGAACGTACTGCAGTATTGCGGCCCTCCTGTATCCTGCATCTTACGTAACGTAGCCGTGAGGTTGTAATCATCGTGTTGACTGGACATCAACTCCGCACCCATGTCACCATCTTCGCACACGTTAGCAATGGATAAACCTGCCCGCCAAAGATCGTGCGGTACTGTATCTTGGTTCTCTATTATATAATCTACCTGTGCGCACCCTGTGCCGTTAGCGTTTTTATCTAACAACCTCTGAAAGCTACCCTTTTGGTTTTGGTACATAGCATCTTTAAACGCGCTTAACGCTGAGGGTTCGTATCTCTTGGGTACTGGTATCGGGGCATCCCCAACTAAATCAGAGAAAACCTCAAAAGCTATAGGAACAGGCGGTGAAATCCCAAAAAACGCTACATCTAGTGGTGGGTCGTACTTGTAATTATGTGTACTAGGTACACGTAAAATCCTAGCGGCATCAGATGTAACTGAGGGGTCAGCTTCAAAACCACTATCCTCACACAGTTTCTTTAACCGCTCTGCCACAGGCCACCACTCGTCTCTACTTATAGCCCGTGATAAAATCCAATACACATGCAAACCACGCCCAGAGTTAATAATCGTAGGTCTTGGTAGTTTGTGTTCTTTGCAGAACGCCTGTAACTCCTGTAGCGCCGCGCGTTGCGTATCGAACTCCTTGTTCGGGCCACAGTCTAAGTCTAAAAAGAAAGACTTCATCCACTTAACGTTGTCTGCTTTACGCGAACCTGATTCTTCGTACGTCGCCAGTGCAAAGAAAGCGTTCCAACCGTTGTGGTCAAACTCTTCAGCCGCGTCTACTAATTCTGTTACAGAAGAATAAAACTTCTGCTTTATCTCTGGAGCTTCTCCTGTTGCGGTTCTGTTAGCCCACACACAGTAGTGCCCCTCGTGCCCTAGCACTAATTCTAAAAAACTTTTTGTATTCATTGATACCACCCAATGTCGAAAGATTAACCACGACTAAATTAATAGCCGTGGTGTAGAAATATTAGTCGTCCCAGTTATCGACAATGGAACTTATGTCAGTAGCATTAACTGGAGCAGGTGCCGCTTTAGTTGCGGTTCTCTTAACTGGCTCTTCATCAAAACCGTCGTCTGCAGGTGCTTCATCTAACACATTGTTACTCTTCACAACTTTTGGTGTAGAGGCAAAAGGATTAGCGTCTTCCATAACAAAGCCACCATCTACAGCACCGAACGGATTACGTACTTCCATAGGAACATACTTAATAACCTGTACAGCCTTTAGTCGTAGCGACACACTTTGTTTACCGCCAAAGTCATAAGGTATTAACTGCACAGCTATACTAACCGTACTACCCGTTGTTAGTTGGAAATCTTCTGGCAATGGTGTGCCTTGCGAATCTACTTGCAATGGTTTGTTAGTAACTTCGCCTTTGTAAGCACCTTTTAAGTTTGCCTTGTGCGTGTATGTGCCATTGTCATCTTTAACAAACGGATTAACTAACTTGTCTACCCACTTAGGTTCTTTGTTAGCGTCATACGCTCCTTTCATTTGCACAAACAACGCTTTTGCCGTTGCGCTACCCATACGGAATGCAATGGAAAAATCCGCACCCTGATCTCTTGGCCCACAAGGTACACTACGTTTTACGCTTTGATCGAACGTATACGTCTTGTCGATCTTAGGCCATAGTGCTTCTACGTTTTCAATAATATAAGTCTCTGCCATGTTGTTCTCCTTCTGGCTTTTTTACACATCTTCGTCAGCGTTAAAATCTAATTCAAGCTGATCTGTGTTTGGTTGCTCATGTACGTCTTGCGCGGCTTTAGTTAACGCGTCTGTTACTGAGTTTTTGTTGAATCGGTATGTAGTGCCGATCTTTATATACGTGGACTTAGGGATATGCCCCTGTCGTACCCACGCTCGAATAGTAGAAATTGACACTGCAAAATGCTTTGACAACTCCTCTATATTTACAAATGGTTCTGCCATTATTTCTTCCTAACTGAGATAACATACTCGGTATCGACGTTCATCCCTTTAGGAGAAACGTCAGGGTTTTCCTCAATAAACTGTTTCATGTTAGTCTGGTTCAAACGCCTATCGAGAAGCTGAGGTACATTATGCTCGGTAATAAATTCGTACATTTGATCCCAATCGCTTGTCCAATATTTTGTTTTAGCAGACCTGAAAAACAGTCCTTCAGCGGTTCTTACACTCTCGACATGATGTGCATCACAGTAGTCTAACAGTGCCTTCTTCAAGGTGTCGAGTTGGCGTACCAACGCTCCATCTTTTTCTTTAAATTCCGCAGACAACAATGCTCGTTTAGCGCGTATCTTTATGTACGCTTTTGTTAATTTGTCCGCAGGTACATCAGAGTCTTCACTCATTTTATTCTCCTATAGTAACGAGAATTACACTCTAGTACCTAATAATAAGCTAGTCAAGTATTTCTTTGTATAAATCTATCATCTTTGTGTGTACGTCTATTCTTTTATCAAGAAGTGAGTAAACACGCTTTTCTACAGCCGAACCTTGCAGTTGTACAACAGTACACGGATGCTTTTGTCCTGATCGATGTACCCGTGCATTTGCCTGTGCGTAAGTCTCTAAGGAAGAGGTCGGCCCCCACCAGACTACTGTGTTCGCGGCAGTTAACGTAACACCATGTGCGGCTGACTGTGGTTGTATAACCAATACACGTGGGTTGTTGGTTGTTTGAAAACGTTTAAATATATCTGTACGCCTAGACACAGGTACGTCACCACGAATAACATCAGTTGATATACCGTCTGCACGTAGTTTGTCTGTGAGTATGTCAATGGTATGTTTAAAAGGTACAAAAATAAGCACCTTCTGACTGCTCTCGTCTATAACTTCTTTGAGAACTTTGTATCTATGCTTTATATCAAACTCTAAAGTATCACCTTCGTCGGTATACACCGCCCCTGCAGATATTTGCAGTAGCTTATTCATAATTACAGCGGCGTTAACTGCAGATACTTCATCTCCATTTATCTGCATCACCAACTTTTTCTTGAGCATGTCATAATATTTTTGTTGTTGACGTGTTAGCTCCACCTTACGTTTCACGTACGTCATATCGGGGAGATCAAGACACTCTTCCTTGGTAAAACGTATAGCAGGTTGCAACACTTTAAACACAAGGTCAGTTGCTTCAGGCTTTACTATCCACCTGAACTGAGATGCCTTTGTCATAACCATATCACGAAACGAGCCGAAGAACCTTGGCACAGTGTTAGGGTCAATAAGTTTTGCTAGGCCATACGCATCTAACGGAGACTGAGCTGCAGGAGTTCCCGTCATCATCCACAGCCACGTGTCGTCTTTCAACAAACTACGAAGTGCTTTCCACCGTTTAGTTTGCACGTTCTTGTAATGAGTTGCCTCGTCTACAATTATTAAGTCAAAGCCCGCCTTAGCCACAGCGTCGTATACAACTTCAATACCGTCATAGTTTATTATTACAAACTCTGCCCCTTGTTCTATTATTGCTTTGCGTTTCTTAGCTGAACCGTAAGCTACATCTACTCTACGGTGTGGAGCAAAGGTAAACAAATCATCGCGCCATGCGCTATCCATTATTGATAGTGGGCATATGACAAGTACACGTTTTATCTTACGTTGCTTGAGTAGGAAGTCTGCCGCCCATATTGCACTGGCTGTTTTACCTGTGCCCTGTTCGTTAAAACAAAAAGATTTTTTGTTCATAGTTAAGAACGCAGATGTTTTCTTTTGGTGTGCAAAAGGGTCATACTTACCTGTCCATACATACTGTCCTTGTATAGGAGAAGGCACGTCTATGTTTAACGCTCGAAGTGCGTGCATTTCATCAATGCCCCAATTCACTAACACTTCATTATCGCGTACCACTTTGCTTTTTACTATGCTTTTAGTGACACGGTTTGGGTTGCGTAACTTTAACAGCAACGCCTTGTCGTCTATTATCTGCAATGTGTTCTCCTTTTAGGGAACTCCCTAAATCACTTTTTCTTCTTGTAGTTACGAGCGCGGTTCTTGCTTGAACTCTCTATACGTATACCGTCCTTATTAGTGCCACCCTTGGACAAGGCTTTCTTGTGGCTAACATCTTTACCTTCACGCTTATCAGCTTTACCGTTACCGTTTCGGTCTACACCATTTTTATCTACCTTGCGTCTGGCCCGTTGTCGTTCCATACGACGCTCAAACGTAGCTGACCCTACAGGTGCGTTAACTTGTTTCTTACGTTTTCTCATACATTTGCTCCATTGTGAACACATTCAATTACAGGGCAGTGTCGTCTGCATAACCCGTTAGGCCGTGCGTTCCACACATCACTTTCAGCCGCAAACTTCATCTGGTCATACTTACTCAACCATTTCGCCCACAGCTTGTGGCTATCATACTCCATGTACGTGTCTTTTACCAAGTCATTACATACAACAAATAATAATCCTGCACGTATTGTTTTAATCTGGGGGTACTTAGCAAACAACCCCAACGCCATTAGCTCTAGTTGTCCTTTGTCTGCATACTTAGAAGACTTACCTGTCTTATAGTCTACCACCCACGCAAGGTCACCGTCGAGTATAACCAAGTCAGCTATACCACGAAACCAAACGTCCTTGGCATAGAAATCACACGCTTCTAAATCTGAGTTAAGTCCAAGCTTTATTTCGCATAATTTTTCACCTGTGCGATTTTTGAGTGATACCAGTGCTTGCTCTACAAAACTAAACTTCTTAGGGAGTGGGGTATCTTTACCAATGAAATCTTCTGCGGCTTTGTGAAAAGCTGTTCCATACATGGTAGCATCTGTTTCTTTAAACGGAAACTCTTTGAGTATTTTGTCATGGTAGAACTGCTTGGGGCATTGCTCAAATGCTTTAATCTTACTGAAAGACCACGGTGCTACTTTATGTGTCATCGGAATAACTTACTCTCCCATTGACACACTTGATTTATGTGTGTGTGTTTCGTGGTGGGCTGTACCATACCAATTTTTTCAACCCAACCAAGCTTCCTTAGAGAGGCCATCATCGCGCCCCAAACATTGTGGTGGTGTGGATCAGCCATCCCTTGCGCTCTACAAAATGCGCAAATCTTACCGCCTTCCACATAACGGTTTTTAGCTAAGTAGTTAGCGGCATTGTGAAAGTATTCTTTTTTCCAGTCGTCGTCCGCATTAACGTAGGCACGTTCTATCTCCGCGGCTATAAACTCATGTCGATCATCCATTATTCACATTCTCCATATGATTTGCCTGTGCCACTCTCACAGGTGATTGGTAAACCTTCTGCCCAGTCGGGTGTCTGGCTCATACACTCTTC